TTAATAATCATTTCTTCTTTGATTAAACGGAGAGAAGCGTCGTTCTTCTTGTCCATCTATCATTACTGAACCCAAAAATAACTCTTTAGGTTGTACCCAATATCTTCCTTGAGCATCAACATAAAGGGCAAGTAATTCATCCGAATCCACATGAAAGGCGCCTTTATAAAGAAATACATTTACATGTTTCCCTGATTCAGTATGTATGGCCTCAAAGTATTTTTCCGCTTGCTTGTGGCTAATACCCGATTTCACAATACCGAGCAAATAACATTCATAACCTTCATAATGTCGATAAAACATAACATAGCCCTCCCTTTTCCTAATAAGTGTTTATGCCTTTGCTGAAGACGTAACATATTCATTCATTCGTCGTTTAATAATTCGTGCATGTACATCATTAAAAATGACCGCAATTAGAACCTTTACGTTGTGATCATCATCCTTCAAGAATAAGTTAAAACTATTTGTACCTTCTTCCAATTCATATTTGATCATGTTCGTCACCTCCATCCTTCAAACTATAATTTAGTACTTTATTTTGTTTTTGATTGTAAATAGATTATATTCCCTACTAGATTTTCCGTCAATAGCTTTTTGTATCGGTTTTGATCCGATACATTTAGGTCGTATTTTTATCCATCATCGATTTGCCTCTCATTTAATTTTTTTAGTCTTATATAATCGCTCTTTTCATTTGATCTTTATAATCCTTATTTATATGTAATTGCTCAATTAGGGTCACAATCTCTTTTACATTAAAGTCATTTCTATATGTAACAACTGCATCGTACAGTTGTTTTAAATTTATTTTCTGGTTATCAATCCAGTGAAGAACCTGTTCTATTTCCTTATTATTTTCTATATTAGCAAATAATCTGTTTATCAATGTAATTTTTTCTATTTTTAACTTACATTCTTTATATAGTTTTTCAAATTCGTGATATTCTTTATAGGATGATTTTTCTTTTATATATATAATGAATTTATGAACAATCATTGGTTTTGTCATATCACTACCGGATAGGAATATAAAATTATAAAATTGCTGTAATGTTGCTTCATCGACAATGACTAATTTTAGGTCGTCTAACATTTTTCCTTTAAATCCCATTCCGAATTCTAACTCACGCAAAATAATGCTGTCATAGTTATCCACTATTTCTCCCCCATTACAATGATGTTTACAGTAAAATAAGAACATATGTTTGTATTTTTATATTCCAATTATATCCCATTCAATACTTACCGTCAAATTTTTGTAGGAAATTATAGCTTCTCATTTAGCAGTTTTTTCATCTATGTTTAAGAAATAGACGCACTAAAAAACGCAATGGGATAACTTACTCCATTGCGTTCTTTATCTCGTCTATTTCGTGAGGATATAACGACCTAATCATTTCTATATTCAAAAAATCTCGAAGAGACCATTTATACTTCATATTATAAAAATCGCATATTTCTTCGATCTGCTTCCTTTCCAGTCTCCCATCCCTTTTTAAAATCTGTAATGCCAAGTATATCATACCGCTCCGTACAATATTTTTAGTAGTAAGAGCCTCACTGTACTCTTCTAATCCATCTACTTTTCTAATCGTTTCCAGTCTATTGTAAATCGTATAGAACTTGACTTTATCCCGATTCTCATCATTATTATTTATTGCACCTTTTAATATATAGGTTGAGCTCGGAAGTGGGATAGAGTCTCTGACTTTACTTGAAAAATCAATTCCCCCATTCGATTTATAATATAACTGCTCCTGATTCGTCAGTACCGCCATGCTAAAAATAAATGGATCCATCGGAGAAATAATTCGAGCGATATTTCCCTTTTCATCTCTTATATAAATTTTATTCTTATCAAAATCAAAGTCTGAAATTTGTAAATTTGTTAATTCCTTAACTTGCGTGCCTTGAATACCGTTCCATAATGCTTCAATAATAAAACTATCCTGTTTATTCACTAATGAATGGATAATTGCCTGCTTTTCATCATAACTTATATATTGTTTATATTCCTTTACGAAGGAATAAAAATATTCTTGTCTTCGTTTTAATGGATTAGTAAAATTTCTTGAGTAACTGTGATCCATCGCCCATTGTATGTAGGAAGATAGAACATTACAATACGTCCGAGCACTCTCTTTTGTTTTTGGTTTAAGCATATTTGCGATAAAATTTTCAATTTCATCATCACGAAAATCATATATATCCCGTTGGAGCTCTATTTCTGTATCCACTGCTTTTTTAAATAATCTTGAGTAAACTTCTCTTGTGTCTAAATTATCGAATTGCTCAAGATATTTCATTTTAATTTCTGCGTTATAAAAATCCATCTCTAACCTCCTTTATACATTTTATGCAATGGGCATCAACTAAATAAAGTACTACATATTTTTATTATATATGACACTTCAATAAAAAGAAAGGGTACTGAGCACCACCCCAATACCCTCCCATGCCAACTTTTTTCTACAGTAAATATCAAACGAAATCTATCTCTCACATTCTAATCCATTTCTACATTTTGTCAATAATCATATGCGAAGTGACCTGTCCAATTGTACGATTGCTTCCTCTACTTCCAAATTAGATTGAACAATAGATATAAATCGTTCTAAAGCTATTGACATTTCCGTAATTCTCTTCAGTACGTTTTCCTTTTTAGGTGCCCCTGCTTGACACGACTTCCCATATTCACTCTCTACGCGATAACATGTAACCAAAAAACTCCGAATAAACTCACCGTATAACTCCGGCTGCAAAAGCTGATTCATTGCTGCCTCTGCGCACCAAAAAATAATCGGTATGTGAGTCTTTTTCAGTGCTTTTTTTCTTTCATTTGAATCGAACGAAGCAAAAGCATCCGTAAGATACATTGAGATTTTCTGTATTTTTTCAACAATGTTTTGATCCAAAACCTTCTCTGTTTTCTTTAAGTCAAGAACATATTCTTCAATATTTTTTGCACCAAAGCCCTTTATTTTATCTATCCCATCTTCAAACAACATCAGGATTTGAAGTATCATTTCTTGATCTACAAACCGTACTCTAGCACGTTTGGATAAGCCTACATCCTCTTTGAAGAAGTGTAGGTTTGACAAATCATTAATAGACTTGATTAAATCGCTATGCTTCGCTCTTGTTAATTCTATTCTAGACAGTGGCGTGCCACTATTTTGCTTTACGAACATCTTATCGCGTTCTTCATCCGTCATATTTTCTATTTTGACGATAGTGATGGATTCATCTAATATTTCATCTTGCATCTCTTGAGGCAGATCTTTGAATTTACATCCTGCAATTTGATGTCCATATACATCCTCTGTATTTTTATGCAGTTTCCATACACCGTCAATAAAACTCATTATCGTTGTTATCCGTTGTTTCCCATCCAAAAACCACTTTTTCCCGTCATCTGAATCCTGAATAAGCACGGGTGGAATATAATACCCATAAATCAACGAATGGATTAAGTCGCTCCGCTGATGATCATTCCAGGTTGCATTCCTTTGGATTGCCAGATCAAACCGAAGAACAATCTCATCATGTTGATTCTGACTGATCCATGACCGATCTCTTCTCCATTCTTTGTAGAGACTTCTGATCGTATAATTCCTTGTAGATTTTTCGATTCGCGTTTTTCTATAAAACCGCTCTGTATTCTGATAAGGTTGTTTACCTAATTCATTATTGTTGGTATCAGCTTGATTCATAACCTAACTATACTCCTTCTTTTCAGAGTTAGACATGTTCAAAGTAATAAGAAGCATAATGACCATGCAATATAGAGTATAAATCTACTGTATTGCTTAGTACTCATCACATTTTTCTAGAGCAACATTATATCATCATAAACCTCATTCATGTATTACTTCTTATTTAGAATCAACAAATATCAACTTCATATTGAATATTGATGCTTATTTATTTCTTTTGGTCACATACAACTCACCGGACAACTGGATGGTAAGGCTCACAATTTCAGCTACAATTTTGGAATTTGTTCTTTCTTTGAAAAATGGCGGAAGCCGATTATATATCATGCATACAATCTCTGGCTCCTTATTTTGAATTGTTTTAACAATCGACTTAATAACGATTTCAATTAATCTATTATATATCTTATTTCGCTTAATGGAAATAAGTGTAATAACCGCTATTATGAATGCAACTAGAATATATTCCATTCGAGGCTCCTTTTAACACGTTTATTTGATTTTGCGATATTCCATAATCATATACGCCCATACAGGGAGACTTTCTTCCACACGAGCTTTCCAATAGTCAGGACTAGAAAGAATTCCTTCCTTTGCTAGTCGGTCAATGGCTTTATGCGCTTCTGCTACTGCAAGTTTGTCCAATTTCTTCACACCTTTCGATTCTCCATCTGATTTATTCATTTGAGTGCATGACTTCAGTTCATTTTGAACATCTTGAATGAAATGTTCTTTACTAATTCCCATGAGCTTTAAAGCATTTTTAAAAGGATCCACTTTGCGTTCTGGATCCAGTTCATCATGTCCTGCTATATGTTTACTAGGATCGAGTTTGAATGTATGGCACAAATAGGCGTGATACCATACATACCGTTTGTAAGCTTCTAGATTATTAACGGCGCCTCGCTTATGCGAATAGCATAATTCAACTCCTATCGCAATATCGTTCGCGTCGCCCCCGTATAATTCGTTGTCCTTCTTTACGTTATATCTTACATGCCAAGCTTTTTCAGGCTTGGCCGTTGTAGCTGGTATACATTCGATAATTTGTTTATCGTCGATGAATGTATGGGCCGATGCGGACATTTCATTATGTGAGTTTTCATAATATCTTACATTGGCTGAAGCAGAGCTGCCATCATTTCCGGTATCATGGCTTACGATAAATCCAACATAGGGCATCGATAATCCTGGCCGTCTTTGTGTCTTAGGTGTAAGGTATTGCTTAACAATTTCGTATTTCATTTTGAACATCATTCTCTCCCCCAATACTATCTACTTCTTATGGCAAGTTTTCTGTCTCCGTTTCAGAGAAGCTACTTTTTGATTTTTTTTTGCCGGGCGCGAACGCAAACGATTCCACACATTTAATGCCTGTAAACGCCCCCAGCTCATAAGCGAGCAGCATCAGCATATTGTCCGATATGTCCCCGATTTGCCACGCTTGGTACAAAGCCATACTTAGTGTGCAAAAAAATCCGATAATAAGTGCTGAAACTTTGGTTTCATCCAACGATAATCCATCTTTAATCCATTTCATGTTGACCACCTCGAAAAGATTGCAGCTCTACACGCAAATCATCGACTTTTACTTGCAGTCTTTTATTTTCTAAAGTCAGTTCGAGATTTGTTTTGTGAAGCTGAGCGACTTCCTCGCTAAGTACTCGAATCTCTTCCCTTGCTTCCTCCAGATCGGTTTTATAGCTATTTATAATCTCTTTCAGCTCTAATCTAAATGCTTTCTCATCTTCGCTTAGTGCCTTTCGGTCGCTAATCGTAACATCCTTGCGATTGGTACTCCTTGTTGCAACGAATGTAAATATAGCTGTTACTAACGCTGTAATAACCGGAATCAGTATTTGCAATGCCTCCACACATAACCACCCTCTTGCTTAATGCATCGTTTATCTTTCTAATTTATAAAGTGATAAGGACCCTAGAAATTCATCAAGAGAACATAAAAAAGAGGAGGATCGAAACCTCCTCTTTATCGTTTTAAGTTACTACTTCTTCATTTTAGATAATGAAATAATAGGCCCCACCTGTTTGAGATCTAATGCCAAAACTTGCATGCAAATCATTAACATCCCTTTGACGACAAGTAGTCTGAGACACAAGATCTTCGTCCGCTTGATATCTTCTAAATAGGTATCCGAACAGCTCTGGTCTGCTGCTCGTCATCTCAGCCTCAACTTCATGGATTGCTTTGATATCGATTGTCGCATCTATATCCTTGCACACATTGACCGTAAGAACTGAATCGATTATGGAATGACCTCTAACATCAATGCTGGAATTAAGATTGGTCACGATTTGAGCTAATACGGTTGCAACCAATTCAGGACTGCTTGAAGCTATGCTTGTCTCGATATCCTCATGCTCATAGACTTCCATATAGCTCTCTAAATCACTATCGCCCTTAATATAGATAAGCATCTCAGAACCCAACTCAGGTCTGTTGCTCCACATTACGGAAGATTTATCGTCATATTGTTCCGGCGTCGGTACACTTATAAACGCTGAAACATCATCATTTACTAAAGGTTTTGCCTGAATGATTCCTTCAAATAAGTCGTTGTAACTAAACACTTCCATTACTACACCGAGTTCAGGTTTGTTGGACTCCATTTGCGATTCTATATTTGCCCGTGGATCATCCTCGACAAAAGCCCTAGTCTGTAATGAAGCTTGGAGAAATGCATTTTTATCGACAATCATTTCAGAATGGAGCTCAGGTCTAGTCGCATCGATTTGAGTCTTTACGTCAGAAGATTGCAGTAACGATCTTACCGTTAAGCTTGCATCTCGATAGCTTTTAGCCGTTTTATATACAAACATAGAAGAATGGAGCTCCGGTCTTGATACATAGATATCAGCGTCATAGTCCATAAGCATCGGTACATCCGCCCGGTGTACATATAGGGAAGAATCCATCCAACTAAAACCGATATTGCTATTAACGTTGATCCTAGCATCCAGGTCGGCAAAACCACGTCCAATGACAAACATCTCAGCATCAAGCAAGTATCTAGTTGCCGTATAAGATTTAGATAAATCAATATATTGTACAAATAGTTTTGGCTGCTTATACCCTAACTCCCTAGTGAAAAACGTTACATACGAGTTCGCTTGCGATCTGATGCCTATACCATAATTCGGTTGTTCGTCGCGATACCATTTTAGTACAATATCAGTCATGTCTACTTCGATGTATCGCTCTTGTTTATTGTAAAGGAACTTGTTTGTTATCAGACCCAGGGGCATTGGAGCATTTGCTGCTGTGATACCGATTTCATTCCAGAACTCTTTATTTGTCGTAAATTCGAGATCTAGGCCTTCAACCTTATCATCAGCACAATATAGTCTTAGCGTGGCCTTTTCAATTAGTTTTTCTTTACCTAGAGCATACAAATCAAATTCGACAAATGACTCGAAGTTCTCAATATGTAAATAATCCCTCGTGTCCCTACCGACAAACATTTGTTTCTCAGTGCCCCAGTTTTGCGACTGATACCTTACACTATCCCTCGTAAAGGCATCCTTTACGGGAACTAGCTCTTGAATAATTCTAGGCGCCTCAAACAGTTCATAATCTCCGTACATTCGATTGTTGGGCGCTACTTCGATGACACTTTCCACGAAACTTCCGGCAATCGCCTCAATTGTGGATTCCTTATCACTGATCCCCTTATACATGATCATCGCAAATGAATCTAACTCTGACTTGTTTTGTACACGGACTATGAGAGACGAGTTCAAATCATTATAGGCTTTCTTGTATACAAACATATAGGAATCCAAATCTATGCTCTTGCCTGTATACAGAACATATTTGCCGGCCATTGTATTGACTGGTTCATCGTAGTGTCTAACATACATGCTTGATTCTACATCATCATGCGCATAACCCACCCATAGGTTCGCATTAAAATCAACATATTCTTCATGCACTTGCCATCACTCCATTGTATTGGACTAAATTTTTTGGGCCCGTGCTCTAATTTCGAATTTCCCATTCGGAACTGAGTTTGCCGTTCGCTCTGTAGCTAATCGGGCAAAAAACTCCACGGATTGATTGTAGTCTAGTATTGTATTCCAATTCAGTACTTCTTCTGGCGTGAATGGGAACTGTTCCTTTGATAATTCGATTCTGACTCCGTTAGGTAAATCAGCATTAATTCCCTTCACCTCAATATTCGTAACCTTGTGGCCATACATGTTCGTGAGCGTAATCTTATTTTCATAAGAGATCTGTCCCGCAACGAGCGTACCCGCATTCCAGTATTTCAGGATTTCCCCGATATCTGTTGTGTAGTACTTTCCTAAGTTGTCGCTAAACATCAATCCTGCATAGGTTCCGATAAAGTGAGTCGTCCATGAGTCTACACTGCCCCAATAATCCTTAAACTCTACAATAAGCGTGTTCTTTTCACCAATTTTGACTTCCGTATTTTTAATATTAAGAGCTATTGCCTCTGGAGAACCATGTAGATTCGTAAACTCGCCTGAGAGCGGATAATAGGGTTTATCATTAAGGAATACACGATATTGAACAAGACCCAAATCATAGTCACTTAATGTGCCTGATAGCTTGTTTCCGATAAATGAAAGGTTAATGGTTGAAGTTGTATTTAAAATATAGAGAGATAAATCACTTACACGCGCACCCTTCATGTACGTATTGATGCTTGCCTTTACGCTATCTACATCCACAGATCCTTTTTCGTTAAGCTTTGTATCAAACATGAACCCAATTTTAATAAACCCATAAATAGCTTTTGCTTTAAAGTCTTCTGTTCTCAGTGATTCAAATTCCCATACTCGCATACCATTTCTCTTCATATCATTCTCGTCTGTGATATCGAGATTCTTCCATTCACCTTGATTAAAGGACTCCCATTTCATGCCGTTATCGAATGATACAAATAATCGAATGTTGTCTTTGTAATCTTTAGTTAGCTCTATTGAAATTTTTTCAACATCATCATTTATGGAGATGTTACCTAAAGGAATAGAAATTTGACTCAATGGTGTGAATTGAGATCTCACAATACTTCTTGACGCATTCTTTGCAACATAAAGCATGTTGTTGTCTTCGGACATATCGGAAAGTAAATCGTGCGTATATCTCAGAAGTTTAACCTTCGGGTTAATGGCAGAAAGCAAACTCCAATCTTCCTTCTTAATCTGGTTTAGATCACTTATTCCATGTTTATATACATACTCAGTATTAGTTGGCTTTGAAAGTTCGAGCCACCCACTGTCGCTTAGATGGAAGAGGTTAATTTTCCTTAAAGCGACTCCAAGTACAGCCCCATTGTTCTCATAAAATCTCCATCTGATTTTTTTATATTGGTTCGTATTTGGAAAATGATAGGTTCGAACTTCGTTTTTATTCCAATTCACTTCGTTTCTGCGTTTATCCAGCGTTATCCATCGTGAACCATTCCAAGCTTCCAAATCCCATGCTCTTGGTGACTCGCCTACGTTTTCTTCTCTGGATTGCAATGCGTAGGTATTAAATAAAGTTGGGCTAATAAAATCATAAGACAACCATGACCTTACCTGAGTTTTTGCCGTAACCCATGCTGTATTGTCTAATCCGTCAAATACGCGAAATGCTTCATATGCACCCTCATGGGGACTTGATGTTGCAATGCCATTTGAGTTGTTTGTCGTCATGACAGGAACTAAACTTGTGAGGCTTTTTGTTTTTCCAAACAAATCAAATGTTTTGTATTTATTGTCATGATGGATTAGAAATCTCTCGTTGCTTACATCTTTACCAATTACCTTTTCCAAATCTAAATATGCTATATTAGCATTATCTTTTGTGAATAACATGTAAGAGCCAATCGAACAACAACCTAAAATAACTGATTCATAATTGTAAAAAGTAAAATTCAATTTGGAGAACTCTTCAGCCCCAAAATTCTCATAGTCAGGTATTTTGGCATAATAAATATGTGCCGGAGAACTTCCTCTGTGTACAGAAACAATAAAAAATTCATTTGTTATTGTAACTCCTAATGGATTACCATCTGTAGATAATGTAACAACAGCTAACTGCTTACCTGTTGTTGCATCGAAGCAATAGACACTTTTTTTATTGTCTGCCATATATAATAGGTTGCGTTTTTCATCAATGTAAAATGAAGATGCTCCATTATCCGAAATGTTGACTTCTGGCTTAACTAGTGCATTTAGTGTTTCGCCTGTGTGGATATCAACTTCTTTTATCATGTATGGATCATCAGCCAATCTGACAAAAAGCTTCCTACCATCCGTGCCAAGACCTCTTCCCCAAAGAGGAGTCATCAGTTGGAGCTTTCTTTTTATAGTCAAGGAATAAAAGTCCAACACATACATATAATTTTTCTTATCGCTAGGAACAATAAACACTTCGTCCTTTATTCTCGTAATACCGCGGCATTTTTCGGGCATTACGGTCCTAATATTCCCTTTAATCCCCTCGAAGCTGTGTGCATATAATCCTTTTCCCATCTTTAATCACACCCCTATGTGTTTACCTAAATAACTCCCTTGTATTCTTCAAATCTATTTCTAAGCTGTCTATATGCAAACTATCCACCTTTTCAGAGGTTTCATTTGCGAACTGCTTTTCTTCTATTTTTTCTGCAATAGGGTTAACATCACTATACTCAAGCACTTCAATGTCATTCCCTTGATAATCATCTATTGGGGAGTACTCTGTACTCAACTCAACTTCTGGCTTCCCATCCTCAGAATAGATACTTAATTCAACATTATTTTCAAAATAATCAGCTAATGATTTCTTTTCATTATCTTCAACAATAAACTCAACCTCTTCCGCTAAAGGACTTTCTGTGTACTTCAAAATTTCAAATTCATCTCCTACGAGGTTTGAAAGATATTCACCTTTTTCTACCTCTTTAATTAGAACAGGATTGCTTTGAGAAATCTCGGTGAAAATCTTAACTTCGAAATCACCATCTAATTGACGTAACTCTGCTGCTGACAAAGCTTCTACTTCATTTTTAGACATTCCGTATTTTATGAAGTCCTTGTCTGTTATATCCCTGCCGATTGTCTCCCAACCTTCTTCGACAAATTTCATTAACCCAATGCGTTTAACACCTACCGAATAGTCGTATGGTGCAGTTTTATGATAGCCATCACCAAACTCAATTTTATAGAATTGAAACGTCGGTTTTACTTTTTTGAAATCTATATATCTAATGTGACTACCATTTGAAGAATTGTATCCATCTCGATTTACATCCACTGAGTTGTTATCACATTTGTAAATCTGTGTCCAGTTGTTGTTATCGTTGGAACCAAAAAAAGTCCAATACTGGATTCCAAAATTGACACTATCCGCAATTCGTAATGCTTCAAGCTCAAGTCTATCTATAGTCGTAGGTACTCCGAAGTCATATGTAATAAATCGTATTTGATTCTGACCATTTACACTCACCCAACCAGAATTGACTTCATTGTTATAAACTTTCCACAAAGAATTAGGGTGATTTATATGTGTGTCACTACTATAAATATGTTTGCTACTTTCTTTTGCTTTTGAAAGATCAATATATTTTGGAAATTGGTATCTTTTGTATTCTCCCGATTCATCCATGAATAAAATTTTTTCGGCTTTTGTTTCGTATGTTTCAATTTCGAATTCAATCGGGTAGTGCATTTCCCATGTTGCATTAGCTGGATAATTATAAATATCAATACTACTACCATCCGTGATTGTTTCATAATTTACTTTGAGGCATCTTGAGTACACCCAAGGAACATAAGTTCTATACCAACCTCCTTCAGCAGGAACTTTAGTGTTTTGGTCGAAGATGATTGCTAGAAATGTTTCTTTAGGACAAGTAATATCAATGCCCTCAAAATAATAAATGTCATCCCCATATTTGCCGTCATTAATCAGCTCTCTAGCTAAGAGAGTTTTATATTCTCTGTACCTATTTGTCTCTTGCAGGATAGCAATTTTCATCTTTGTTTGGATGTTTGGTAGTCCTCTAAATTTAATCGATTTCAATCTGCATAAAGACAACTCATTGATTGGAACTTGGAGAAAGTACATTTCTGTCTCAGTGGTGGTTGTGTATACTTTTACAGGATGATCGAATCCATGCGAATAAATCTCGTTCTTCATTTATTTCACCTCATCTAACTTGATTTTTTGTACATTCTCTTTTGCTTTAAACTGATAACTAAATACTTTTCCTTCTCCCAACGCTTCATCTTTTTTACTCCAAACAAACTCTTTGATATAGGGCTTGTCGAATTCTATTTTTTGCCCTTTTTGCATACCATATAGCATGTAATCATTAACGGATACTTTTTCGGGAAGTACTGCTATAACATTTTCATATTCCATTTTGGAAACGATATTCTTAAACCCTCTAGGCATAAATTTTGCCTCTGTAAGAAGCTTATTAGACGTAGCCCCGCCACAAAAAATTGGTATAACCGGTTTTGGCAACTCTCTTACTTTTACTTTCCCCATACTCTTCCCATCGACAATAACTTCGAAAATGTTGTTATCTAAATCCATTGCTATTCCAACTCTTCGAACACCATATACTGAGTTAGGTGCAATCATAGTTTTCTCACCAATTCTCTCTGCTCCATAAACGTATAGATCCTTGCCATAAAAATTAAATAGTATATTGTTCATTCCCGTTGCAACATAATTTTCAGCATGTTTAGCAACTAATCCAACATTGAAATCATAATCTCCATCTTTGATGAACTCCATGTATAACTTTCCACCATAATAATCATCACCAAATAAGATACACCCTCCATTTCGTAAATAAAGATGGAAGATCCCATATATCGATAACGAACCACGACTACTAGGTACAAGCTTGAATCGATTTCGTTTCTCATTAATATCGTCGAAACTGAAACCCACGAATGGAGTTTTAATTCGTTTTGTAATACCTACATGCTTACCATCGACTTTCCGCTTAATTAGACTCCGTTCATTTTCTATGTATTCATAGCACTGAAATTCTGCAATTGAATATTCTGATTTGCCATTCCAGTCGCCCTGCTTTTCATACATATAAAGGATGAGAGCTTTAAACTTTTTGTCATTTTTAAAAGTCCACTCTTTTCTTTCTTGTTCTCTCCATGTTTCATTTTTTACATCTAGCAATAAAGTACAACCAATCCACGATGGCTCTTCATCCACTTGTTTCAAGCCAAACGTATTCATGAGATTCAGTGTATCGTCAGGAACTCCATAGAGCCTAAAGCTCTTAGGAGACTTTGACGCATCAGAAGTAGAGGTCATTGATATCTTTCGGGGGAAATATTCTTCTGAAAATTGGAATTTAGCATGTACTTTTTTAAAAGTGCTATTTGCCCATGCGGTATTCATATCTCCATCACACATGTTAAATTCGTTGTATTCAGATTTTGAAGTATGAAAATATTCACTAGTGGCAATTTCGAATCCTTGTTTTATTCGATACATTTCATTAAATAATGGAAGTATTGGTACAAACATATTTACACCTCACTCAAGAGCATCACAATCAAATTGTGATGCTCTTTATTTCTTTATTTTTATTGTCAAACAATTTAGAAAATATATTCCCACTACCATATTTCGTTTTATCTTTTTGGACAACCTTCTTAAGCACATTACTTGTGCAATAGAATTCATCACTTTTCATTCCGTATCTTTTATAATCTTCTGGCGAAGAAATAGATACCTCCTTAAGAAATGACTGATATTCAATCAGTTTAATATCGTTTATCAGTACATATTCGCTATATAGATCTACAAATGTAATCCTATATGAGAAATAAAATGCGGCATTATCAAATTCCATTCGAATTTTACTGAAATTACATAAAAGTTCTGCTTTGTATTCAGATAGTTGGTTCCATTCTTTATTAATCTCGTCATATCCTTCAATTCTGATATGTGCATTCTTCTTTACCCCTGATGACTGTATTTCAACAGCGTTAATTAATCTAGGTTCTTTAAAGTCAACCTTAATGCTTGGGTGTGCAAACAGCGTATGGCTCCTATCAGCCGATTGATAAGCACAAGCAAAGTCATCTATTTTATTGTTTTTAAAAACATGTTCTATTGGATTTTCTGCTGAATACTCTTTATATGCATCAACACTGTTAATTTCATTATCAAATTCGTCCTCAAAAAATAGTGGAATTGCACTAACTTCCTTTTTTTCTATAGTGAAACTTTTAGTGACTCCATTCGCTTTCTTTTCGCTTAAAATGAAATACCTTTGTTCGACCGCGAGTTCAGGTGTAGGAATGGTAGTCAATCGAAGAGACCCTTTGTTGCTAAATTCATAATCACTCAGATTTATAATGTAGGCTCTCACCAGTTCATCATTTGTATTGTAAAATTCAGCTTTAATATTGGTATGAATAAGCCATAACGGGGCTGTATCTAATTCAAATTTGCTTATTGCTTGAGGTTCTTTAAACACGATTTGAAAGTTGCTTCTAGCGTCTTGTTTCGCAACATCCATTCGAAAATACCCATCATGTAATGCGTCATAAACAGACCCATCATAGCGCGCCATTGAATCTAAATATGCAAATTCAGTCTCAAACCTTGTATGACTACTATTTGTAATGACTTTTCCAAAATTAATTTTTCCTCCATCTTTATTGTAGAACCTTATTCTTTGCAAGCTTACTACACTTGAACTTTTAGTTGATAAATTGCTGAACTTAACTCTCTTTATAAGCACTATCAGACACCTACCTTATTGCAAATTCAATTTATACATTTTCTGTAATGTAGAGAAGTCTAGTTCCAACTTATATATACTTCCAGAACCAAGATTATTGCTGAACGTTGCGTCCATTTTATTAATCTTGTTTTTTCTATCTAATATCGATACATCAGATATGCCCTCACTTTTAATAATCTTTTGTGAAGGTATTGTTGTAGATAACGGTTTCCAAAATGGGTTTACTTTTTTATACTTTGTTGGATGGAGATTGAGATATTGTATCGCAACATTTTTAATATCACTATTATTTGAAATGAATACAAATTTGAACAATCTAAACTTTACATCTTTGCCTAACGTAAATGTCTTTCCTTCATTTTGTTTCCAATAAACTCCGCGCCGCTTTTCGATTAAAGTCCAATCATCACCTTTCAAAGAACCGTAAACATCCCAATCTCTTGGAGACGAGTATATGTCTTGTTTTACAGTTGCATTGGCTGCGGGAAGTGTGTTTTCACCAAAATTGTATTTCATCACATACCCACCAACCGTTTTATCGGTTCCTTCTCCTAAATCAATTGTAATTTCTACTCCTGTCTCACCATCAGATGATACCCAAGAATCAGAATTGTTATTAAATAGTTTCCAGACATTTGTTCCATTGCTGGCAGTGACCTTTATTTGGTGCTGTGTACTTGCCATCGTAGAACCATCATCTATGAATTCATCAATTAGTCCCGTAGGCTCAAGAACTTGTTCACTTCCTAAATCGTATGTTTTATATTGCCCACTTGCATTGAAGAAATATCGCTTTTCGCCTCTTTTATTCTTCGGCTTAAGGATAAGTTTAGGTCTAAACCCTACACCCGTTGTTACATCATTTTCATATCTTTTTTTCGCATCAACAACTGCGAAGGCGCTTGCATCTCCGTTACCTCCACCTCTTATAACCACACCTACTGATGCTCCATGTGCAGGTGTGTTAGTGAAGGATGGGTACTTCAAATTCCAAACTGAATTGTCTCCTATCTTGTCCATTACGCCATTCAAATCTGAATTGATATACTTATCCCACTCATTGTATTCTATAAATCCCTCATCTTTTTTGGCATTAGAAGTAATTGACGTTATTATAGGATTAAAGTCTTTGAGCTTGTCATTGGTTTTACGTGTTGCGATTTCGCACATTTCCAAGTAATTTAATTTAAGTGGATCTTTGGTCAGATTCGTATTAGCGAGTCCAAATCGCATTCTCCAAAATTGGTGCTTATATGGGTGTTCATGATTGAAGTTCAATACATGCCAAATGTTGGCGGCATTAGTCCCGATTTTTATATCTAACTCCTTAGCTAATCCCCAGTCGTTCCCATCATCCGAGTATTCTAAATATAACTTTTTTAAATTATATACTTCTGTCCAGTATCTATTTTCGAATACTATATTTACTCTTTGAATTGACACTGGATCTTTAAATTGATACCCTATCCACTCTTTATCAAAGTTTGCATCTCCAAAGCATAGTCCTGTAGCCCAATATGTACCTTTTACGGCTGTTTCACCAAAAGCCTTTTGGCCTCCGTACTGATCAATATTACCATTCAGACAAGACGACCAGATGGGTGTTCCGCCAACACACATATTTTCGTATAAAATAGTCTCATGCTCATGATAGGATGTGCCGACTTGCATCAACCCTCCTTTATCTCCCCTTGCGTCATAATTTATCCAAGGTGTTCGATAAGAAATGTTTCTATCAGCTATACAGATAATATCTCCATTATTCTTTATATCAACAACAATAAATCTAAAATATCCGTTAGCCGCAGCAGTCCAATCCTTGTTAATCTGCTTAGTTTCTACTTCGTAATCTGTTTTTACAGCTAAATTATTTAACACCCATCTGTACTTTATCTCGTTTTTATAATGGTTGTTTCCGTCTGGAACCGTAATCTCGTCAGCAATACTATCAAATCTAACATCTGTAGTATAAGAATTACACCAAAAATAATCCCCCACTTTAAGCGTCTGTAAATTATTATTCAAAGATAAAGACATATTAATTCACCTCGTAAAGATGTCTAAAATCAAAAACTGGTCTGAATCCATTTCTATTGTTCCCAGTTGATGCTCTTCTACTTACATCTTGAAGCTCAAACCCTGCCCCATTGTTATTCCCACCTCTTGCAACACATTGTGCAGGATCTAAATAATGTGTACTCTGCGTAATTGTTTTATATTTAAAATGATGCCATACATCATCATCACACGCCTCAATTTTTCCATTTAAATTGGAATTAACAATATACTTGTCATACTCATTATCATGCGGGTAAGCGCCTAATATTGCCTTATTCGTATCATTCTCTAACATCCCTTTGTCATTTATTTGACTAACTCCTCCTGTTAGGCATCTCATATATCCGTATACTCCATTTATAGTCATGGCTTTGCCTTGGATGTAATTGTTATCTTTTTTTTCCTTTAATTCATTGTAGGAAATGATTGTTTTAATCACTCTATCCGCAATAAGAAGACCTTCATCTGCCTTAATAAAATAAAAAATCCCTCGTGCGTTATTTATTTCTGCACCGCTATAATCAATCTCTGGAAGCGTCAAGTAGTCACTTCCAGCACCTCCCCATGGACTTACCCCGCCAGTGAACTCGAATGGATTGTTTGAATACTCATAAATTCTCATGGGAATGTAATCCCCTACCTCCATTTCTAGAATGAAGTCTCGCTCTACACCGGACGTTTTAGGCTTGGCCATCCACCTTCACCTCTCAATTTAATTGTAATTTTATTTATCTTGAATACGCTCTTATTCGAACTATCCTCTTTATATTTTTCGCATATATCTTTGTTGACACGATATATCCCTTGTCCTTATAGCTATCATCTAAAGTCAAATCGTGCTGTTCCGTATAATCTACTTTTAGAAGCCCGTTATCTATTCTTGCGTACTCAGAATTATCGTAATCTATCATTCCATTAAATCCTTCAATTTCTGTCATTTTTCGGCTGCTGCTATCTGCTTGGATGATGACTTTAACTCTGACATATCGCGCTTTTGGACTAGCAATTGTACTATTCCCGCTAAGCTTTACATATGGACTCCACATGCGATTATCATGAGAAGTTTTAGTAAGAATTGTAACCTTGGCTCCATCAACAATTTCTTGAACGCTGACTAACTTATTAAATGCCGTATAATTATCAACTAAATCAATCACTTCTGACTCCCACTCGCCATTTTCAGCTAATGCATGAGTAAGTTTTTCAAAACCATTAAGCTTTGGAATCATACCGTTTGTAATAGACCAAACGCTTTCATCCCAATCTTTGAATACATTTGCATCCTTCAATTCTTTTTCGGTTTTTGCAGCGCCAGCGAAAGACGCTCCATTAAATAGTGGATGATTGTATGTATTGTAATCCGTGTTATAATAGATATTGCTTCTTGCAGCATAACTATATCCAACAACCGCTGCTATTGTGTCACTTTTTCTGTTTCCTATTAAAGTCCCTTCAATGATAATGTTATTAAGTAGACCAGCTCGATATAACCCTGCGAGGATACCTACAAATCTAACATTTGTACTTTCTGTAATATCTACATCTACATTGATATACATATTTGTGATAGTTCCCTTTACAATATCTCCGAAGACTCCACAATATATGTCTTGAACTGATGTGTGTTTTGTCTTTATTTTCCCGGTTACAACTACTCGATCAATAATACCACCATCAATTGTAGAGGTTATAATTCCTTGTCCATTTATATAAGCCACGATATCAACATTTTCAATGTATAGATTTTTGACAACACAATTATTGTTGATTGAAGAAAACAATCCTGTTGGCACACCTTCGATTTTTTGCGTGAAGTTCATTATTTTGAATCCGTTCCCATCCAGAACGCCATAAAAATCAAATCCACAGTATCTTCCTTCCTTGAAGGTTCCAACATTGAAATCAATATTCCGCACCAGTTTGTAATAGGCATACGGCCTCTTCCGCATATTAAAAAAATCATATGCATCTCGGATCAAATAAGGATCTGCTTCTGTCCCTTGTCCTTTATGATCCGCAGCATCTGACTCTTTAATTTCATAAAGCCTTTTCAACTGTAATTTACCCTCATCAACAAAAGTGTTTTTAAACACACCTTTTTCGAGGTTGATAGGCATGCCGATCTCTTCAACCTTCTGCCCTGACTGTAAAGCAATCTCACCATCAACAAATCGAACGCTGCCAACTGACTTCCCATTGTTTTTAGACTTTGAGTAGTCCTTTACTTCGTCATTTTGAATGCTGCTCTTTTCAAATCTCCAGTAACCGACTAACCCTGTTTCAGAACCTGTCAACACTTGAAAACGATCTGCACGAATTTGCGCCTCTAATCTTGCAAAATTCCAAAGTCGTACTTCATCCATTTTCCCTTTGTAGTCAACACCAAATCGAAACTGAGTAGATGTTGTTTCGAAAGGGGTCGTGTTTCCATATCCAAAGACTGACTCAACTTCTTGTTTGATTCCGTTTACATAAATTGTAATTCCTTTCATCAAACCACCGCCACTATACGTAACTGCGATATGATACCAATCGTTCCAGGATTGAATGACTTCATTTTTGGTTGCAATCATCTCACCACCAACACTAACTGCCACTTTTCCTCTTGTTGTTGGATCGTTATTCAGTGGATTAATGATAATTTCAAACTTTTTGACATTAGGATAGTCATCACCATATCGAACAGGAACCATCAATTTAGAACCGTTATCGTCTGGTTTCATCCAAAAATCAATCGATCTTGGCTTATCGCCTGTTGGAAGTCCAGCAGCGCCCATCTCTACATACTCGCCAGACGTTCCGCTAAAATGGATTGCGCCATCATTTTGAGTAGCCATGTATATTCACCTCAATTAATTAAAAATCAAGCTCTTCATTGTCCCTCCAAAGTTGTCAATTACTCCACCGCTCTTATGTTCAAAGACCACATAATTTACTTTCCCATCGTCATTTAACGCTCCACCTAGCATCACTTCGATAGGAATAGTTTGTTGCATAACTTTTTCCTTCAAAGCTTCAACAAGCGCCGAAGAATGTTTTTCGCGAAGGGTATGATATACGCCTTCCTCCAAAGTAATTGTGTATGAGCTGCCGTCAACATCGAAAGTTAATGTATCATTTGTGGCTTTCATAATTTTCACATCGCCTCTAATGTCCTTTGTCCCCCATAAGAACTCTGTCATACCTTTCATCTCCTTATTTCAATGTCCATGTAATATTCGTACTATGTCCCTTTTGCAAGGGTGATTCAATCTCTTCCACAACCAAGCCTCTGCGTTGAATTACGATTTTGCCATCGAGCTCCTGATCAGAAGCAATTTTGAAGGACATATACGCTTTATCTTGATAAGGAATGGATACAATCGCTTGAAAGTTAAATGTAATCCCATCCAAATCCAACTTCTTCTTATATCCGAAGTTATATTGCGTAATCCGGTTCGTAAACATTCCACAATCCGTTTGTTTTTGAAATGGATTCGCCTCACTAACCGCATCCTTATAAGAAATAATGTCGTTATAGAACAAAGATCTTCCATTCAATAGATACTCTTTGCCGTTTGCTACATAGGAAATTCTAAAATCTTGGCCGTTAATAGTAAAGACTCCATTCGCCGCTTCGAAGAATAGCTTGGAGCTATGGCCAATCAAGCCGAAACGAAGAAGCTTCATTCTATCAATACTATAGAAGCGATACGGATCCGATTCTTTTGTTTCAAGATCGTATTCACATAAGTGTGTCCCATCATAGTAGTCCGCCACCCAGATAAAATCCTGACTTAAAATCGGATGCGTGCCATTACTAGTCGAAAATATCATTACATATACCTCCACTATAATTTGCCTGTCAGATAAAGAAAAAAGGACAGGCTCTTTCGAGCCCGTCCTTCATCATCTTTATACAAATCGATAGGAAACGCGGATTTTAAAGTTCTGTTTGCCTGCACTTGCAGCCAGCGGAACCGCTGCCTGCAATGTTACGGTGACGAAGTTACCGCCTGAATCCGTTTGATTGCCGTTATTATTTATTCCGAGAATCTCTTTTGCACTAGGTGTTACAGGCGTAATTGTCGCACCTGCGTTATTCTTATCAGTCGACTTCGTAGTACCGATCGGCTTGCTTCCTGAGCGGCCAATTTTGGATGTATCTGCTTGGAGATCCGACTCTGCCAATGTATCAACTTGTGCATGGAACCAATCATCTCTTACAACCTCTACTATTTTCCCTTGTTTGTCGCCTGTACCGCCATCCATATCCCGTGTCGTGATATGGCAGTCTTCCATCTTGGATACATCTGTAGCCCCGCCTCGGTTATTCCAAATATTGAACGTAAAGGGGGGACCCCAATCCCCTGCATCAACCACTCCAAAGTCGAAGGGTGCCACAATTTCACTTGCATGATTAAAATCGTACCATTTAATAATCGGTGCTGTTGCCATTTGAATCAAACTCCTTATTGTGTAATTTTTATAATAACTTCAATTGTAATATCTTGGACATCTCCGCCAAGCTGGAGAATTTCCAAGCGAAAAATATCGTCTTTCGCCACATTTGCAACATCAACTTTCCTCAATCCATCGTCGAAGTGTTCTCCCTTGCGAAATACAATATTTCTAGAGAGTACATCCGACCAATTGAGCATATCTCTACTCTTCTGCAGCGAAATCTCAGTGCTTACCTTCGAATCTGCACTGCCTATCACTCCTCGAACATTGACAATCTCCCCTTTGAAGGGAAATCTAGCATGAATATGCTGAACGCCAATATCCGGGAACTGAGGAATTACAAAAGTAATGACTCTCTCTTTAAGTCGATCGTCATAGGAATTTAGCTTCGCCCAATCCTCCTTGGACATCAGCCCATTAACCCCTTTATTGGCTAACGGAATGTTGCCCCCAAGCAAATCGATAGGTACCCAAGACTTTCCATCCCAGCGGTATCGAATCCCGGAGTCATACACTTGAACGGTCCAACCAATTTTCGGATACGGATAATTACTAAAAATTTGTTGATACGTTTTTACATATGGCAAGAAGACGAGTCGCGTCGTTTCATAAGCATCATAAGCCATGTCTGTCGCTATTCTTGATTCTTCGATACTTTTTTTAGCATTTGTAGTGGCGACATCGGATGTAATGATCGTCTGCAGCAACTCGTCTCTGAGCTTCTCATAGTCCTCTGTTTTGGCATTTACATCTTTAATTTTCACATTTGCACGATCAATAATCGTCGCAAGGGACTCGACAACATCATTCATCTCATCCTGGTGATAAATTCGACTAGACGGGTATTGAATGAATCCTCTTCCCTTATAGGATACGTTGACGGCATTCGATTCTTGGGATTCATGGAATTCGATGACACCCGTTGAATAATTGACACCGAATTCATTTGGCTTAATCGCCTTTTTCGGAGTTCCTTCGTAGTTGGCTTCCATTAATCCAGCTATTTTCACTCGCGTGAAACGATCCGGTATTTCCGCAAGAATTACCTTATGATTCAGCACTTTCAAATATTCGGCTCTATCGATATAAGGATCTTCATTCGTTCCTTGACGCCATACGATATGTATCGGATCCAGGTATCCATAGTGATTATACGGCATGTATTTTCACCTCCTTTAATTGATATGCACATTGCTGCTCCCTTCTGCGATGGTCGTTGTAGTACGGGCATGCGTAGTCACAGAAGATCCTGCAGTAGCCACTTGTCTCCCGTTGACGTAAACGGTACTTGAGCCGCCCGTGATATGACCTGTTCCTCCTTCGTCGGAATAATCCAACTTCCAACCACCAAGTGAATATGACTCTGTTTCCGTAACAGAGTCACCAGTGCATGCGACTGGTCTTCCATTTACAAATACATTAGAGACACGATCACTATTAATCACTCCGCTTATATATGCGTCTGTATAATCTGTCTCCCTTACCTCATTATATTTAGCACATGAGCCATCTTCTCTTTCCCGAAGACAAGTATTACCTTCCACATAACGATATTTTCTTACGTGATTACTTGCAACAGAAGGGTTCGTCCTTGCGCCTTTATAAGCCATTTCTGCCATTTGATTCACCCCAAACTAAGAATGAATAAGGTACTGATCGCAACAATTAGTTCAAATCTATTCTTCCTGCATTCAATGAAATCTTATTTGGTGTCATCATAATCTTGCTTCCGCCACACTCCAGCACAATTCGAGTATCCGACTTTACCTTAATACTTCCTTGTTGAGCCTCAATGACGATTGCATCGTCCTGCTTATTTAATAGTTGAATCATTCTCTTATTCCCGATGTCGGTAGAGCCTTCAAAGTAAAATCCCTCTGAGGTTTTCTTAATAATACCTTGATTGCCTCGTCCGGTTCCTTGTCCCCAAATCATTTCAGGATAACTATGACCATCATTTCCTTTATTTAACTGTAGCACAAATTTCTCTACATCATCCTTTGCTGAATTACCTGTGAGCAATTTTATGAAATTACTTCGTACATAAACATAGTCTTGCTTCAGTCCAGGAGTTTCTAATGTTTTCAAGTTATTAACTAATAAATCAGAAATGTATCCGTTAGTTTCTTCATCAAATACTAGTTCTTTATCCATATCCGGTTCGATAATCAGCTTTCTTGCTCGCAAGGTACCATCGGGATTAACCCAGAACCGCTTCTTCTTATCCACATCGATGGCGATACCTTCGGTTGCATTTAAACGTATTTCTTCACCGTGGGCACCTATAATTTTGATCCCCTCTTTAGCACTTAAGCTAATCTTTTCGCCGAGATCGCCATCGTGAATATGCAATGCTTTTGTATTCAGCTCAACGGCAAATAGCTTGCCATCCTGATCCACATAGAACCGTTTGTCCCAATTTGGACTTGATCCCGAGCCGATGTTCTTCTCTATCTTGATCCCCTCTGTGGCGTTCAAGACGGTTCGATACATCTTATCTCCTCGAGTTACAACAATACCGTTATTCGCGTCAATAACCGTGTTATTATAATTTCTCCCTAACTGCAAGGAACTCTTTTCCAAGAAGTCGGCCAGAACAACCCTGCCATATTCATATTCTTGATAGAAGCTTTCCCACTTCTCATGGAATTCCGTGCGTGTGGATCTAAGATCATGGATAAGATGAGTGGTCGTATTCATGTTCGCAAAAATCGGCTGCATATAACTTTTCAATCGATTATAGCTATCCTCCAGCTCGTTGCCGGCTGTTACGAGCTTACTTTGCGCCTCATCCAGTTCCGCATAGGAAGATTCCCTGTCATTATATATAGTCATTGCATACCGATTAATTTGCGATTTTAGTTCATTGTATTGCTTCGTCACAATTTTGAACTGGTTGGCGAGCGTAATTTTCTCGGGCGATACAATTACGTCGTCCAATACGATAGAATCGAGCACAGTAAAATCAAGATTTAAGGCATCCGCATCCAGCAGCACATTGCCGATTTTCGTCTCGATCCGCAGCCGCTTCGCCACTAAATCCTCCGCGATCAAAGTGCCGTCTGTATACTCCGAGCTGCCTACCGCCGCGTATACTTTATTGGTCCATTTGTTCTTCTCCCATTTTTGCAGGGCCAAGCCATTGGTCGCATTCAGGACGGCCCGGTACTTGCCGTCACTCCGGAGCGCAATGAATCCGTATTCCCCGATCACGACATTGTTGTAGAACTTGCCCATATTGAGCCCGGAATAGAACTGCGCATCTTCAATTTCGTTTCTCAGATTTTTCTCTTCGTCATAATACGTCTTAAATGCAAGAATAAATTCCGAACGATCCGCGATTTCGCTCGTTTTTTCGGTCAATGGATCGTGAATAGCGATGTTCAGCGGATCTACGGAAGTAATTTTAATATATTGGGACATATATTCTATAAGCTTCCGATAAGCTTGCGTCAGCGGCTCCGTAGAGTACCGATCCTTAGTGCTTGGCTCCTTCGTGAAGAATTGGGCATTCATATTAAAATCATCATCGCGCTGAGAGCGCTTATACTCTTCTGCTTGCTCCAGCATGCGATGATATCCCGCTTCCACCTTGTACAATTCCGTAATGATCTGCATCTTCTCAATAGAAGTCAGCTTATTATCCATGACGATTGTCTTAAAATCACCGATATTGAAATAGTTTGACTCCGCATCTATGATCTTCTTCCCAATGTCATTGAACACTTTAATGTTCTTGGCGACCAGACCATGTGTGTAAAGCGTGCCGTCACGTTGATCAGCCCACATTACTTTTTCCCATCCATCAGGCCGCTTGCTGTTCGCTTTATCGATGACGAAGCCTTCCTTGTCCGTTACCTTGACGCGCGTAATATCGTTGAAAGACATGAGGCCGAATGCATCCGGATTTTCTTCGACAAGTCCCAGCTTCATGACCAGCTTGCCATGCCGATCGAATATTTCTCCCTTGGAGCCCTGGAACTTCAGAACCCCGCTCTCATCTTCAATGGCCAAGTTAACGCCCATGATCACTTTCCCGTATATCCGCTCGCCAACGATACCATCAGCCGTCAGAGCATGCTTCCACGTGTTGCCGCCATCATTCGTAATGGCGATCATCGAATTCAATCCAACCAAATAATGAAGCGGGTTCTTCGGATCCCGAATAATTAAGCCTCTGTCCGACAGCTCTACCACCTGGTCTTTGGCCCCGATAATCGCGTTTTTGTTCGCATCCCAACTGTTGTTGATAATCTCGTTGATTGCGCCGTTATTTTGCATGGACAAATCCCATTTCCACGAGTCGATCGAAACTTGGGTAGACGTATTATAGGACTTGTACAGCATATCAATAAATTTATCTTTGTTGGCATACATGTCCTTCATGTTGCTGATCGTAAGATTGATGCCTTTATCTTCGAAGTTATATTCGATCTCGGTAATTTTCGCTTTGTAGCGAAGACTGATTCGCTCATGCTCAATGCCGATCGTATCCCCGAGCCCCAATTTGTCCCAATTCCGTTGCTCCGTCACCATCGACAGGAAATTGACCAGGTCGACCTTTAGCGTAATCTTCTGCTGCTTTAGTTCATCAAAAGCCTTTAATCCTTCGGTTATTAAATCTTTCGGATCCTCAATATTGGAGTTTTGCCACTCTTTCTCAATGACGTACTGATTACGTTCATCCAGCAGTTCCTTCGTAAAGTTGTTGCGAATATCGAGCCGCAGCTTCAAGGCATTGATATGATTCATGATTTCTTGATGTTGCTGTTCGATTTGGGTTACTTCCGCTTCTTTGCGGCTGATTTGGGATTCCTTGGCCTTGATTTCAATAAGCTTCGCATCCAATTCATTTCGGAGAGAGTCCAGATCGCTCAGCAGCAAGGTGTAATCTTGAAACGTATTATCCGCATGATCGATCTCATCGCTCAGTTTCGCGATCCGCGTGTTCAACGTATCCCGCTCATCTAGCAGCATTTTCAATTGCGTGTTCAGTTGGTGCAACTCCTCATTCTTAATATGTAGAATGGAATTGTTTGCTTCACGCTTGGCGACCAGTTCGGTAAAAGCGTCCCGCTTCTCCTGCAACAAATCCTCATATTCCAGCAGGGCATGGCAAAGCGAGTCCGTCATATAATCACTATGGGACAACACCAGATGCTCTTGGGACATGAACTCTACATACTCTACTTCGAAGGGCTGATTTATGCTGATCAAGCCATAGGCGCCTTGCAAATATGCCGAATCATGGCCCGATAGGACAAGTCTGTCATCGATCCATATCTTTATATCCTGGTTATATACTTCGACTGCCATCCGATAGTGCACATCCGTGCTCCAGCCATCAATCGCATCTGTTAAGGCAAGCAGAATATCGTTCCCGTTCTCCCGTTTATAGAGCCGCAGCTTTTCCTTGCCCCAGCCAACACCGCCTTGAATTTTGCCGGACTCCCAGCCCATCCAGTAATAATTGCGATCATCCTGGTATCTGACAACGAAGCCCATGACATTGTCACCGCCGGTCGCTTTCAACGTGGAAGATAGTTTGTAATTTTGGCTTCCCAATGCACTGGAATTCACGATCGTAGAAAGCTGCTGAAGATTAGAGGTGGAAATAAGCTTACCATTAAGGACGCTCCATTCCGTATCATAATGATTCCAGTTCGCTTTCATGTCAGGGCCGTAATAAAATTGTTGGCTATAGTTTCGATCTTCCTTATACGGATAAATGAAATAATTAAAGTCCTCCACATAGGACGTGCCTGTTGGATTGATTCCGCGAATCGTTATGTCCTCTTTGCCGTACATCTTCAACCGCGTTACAATCTCTTCGGCATTATCCTCTTGATTAATGGACTCTAAGTATTTGCCGTATTTAATCGAGAATCCTTTATCAAGCCCAATAAGATCCGGCTTTTTTAGGCTTACGGTTCTATGGAGCGTATCCCATACGACCACAGCATTAAAGGTTTTGGCAATATCGAATATGACCTCCAGCACGGTATTGGACGATACTTCGAGCCCTCTTCGCTTCAGCTCGAATTCAGAATCGACGTAACCGACTTGCCATATGGATTCGATCAGCACATCCTTCATAAGCTCCGTGGCGGTCTTCGACACGGCCTTATAATCCCGAATAATTTTATCGTTTAATTCGTATCCCAATGACAAGGTCGACACCGACACGCTCTCTCCGTCGTCGCCGGCTCGCTTCCCGATTTGGTTCACTATAAAATATTCTTTGTAGGAGCCAAGAACGAGCTTTATCAGATATCTTCCTTTAATCAGTTCAAAGTTCTTGTTGCGCGCTACGATATGATGCTTGTCCAAATAAGCAGGGAAATCGAATGTAAGCTCATTAAGCGCGCCGAGCTTCAAATTAAATACGATATTATGCGCTTCCGCCAATTTGGATATCGCCTCTTTATTCGGCTTGCACAGAAACAGTTGGGGTCTAATTGGCTTTTTTTCAAAATCGATATCTCCTAAGCGTAACATCCTTTGTTCACCTCCCGAATTATCCCTGTAAGGTTATATACTCATGTCTAATTGTCAGTTCAAAGTCGCCTTCGCCGGTTAACAGGTTATCCCCCACCTCTAGTTCTAGAAATACGTTATTATGCTTATCGTAGCGATATACGAGCGGCAAGTCGGACACAATATCTTCATTCTCGCAGTCGATGTACACCTGCTCATTGTTGTTTAAATCCGCTAGTTGTAATATCTGGCCGTTCGTTTCATTTGTGAGCTTAATCGTTCCGGCCCCATTGCGCTTCGTAATCCACAATTCCGGCTTACAAGTGACATCCCCCGTATTAGTCAACAAGTATGAGCCGAGCAGGGAGAACGAGATACCGCGAAATTCAGGGCTCTTCGTACCTTCATTGCGCAGCACGACTTTGTATTGCAGGGAACATTGTTCCATATCATAGTAACTGTCTCTGAACAAATCCCGCTCATTGAAAGCAGCCTCGTTCAGTTTGATCCACTCCGTCCAGTTTGTAGAATCATAGGACAGTCTTATAAATACATCTACCGTCCCGTCATGACGTTCATATTGAACCTTCAAATCTTGAATATACGTTTCGTAATGAGAGCCGACATCGAACACTTGCGAAACATAAACACCCTTCGGTATATATAAATCAAGCCAACTGGTCATTTCCTAACCTCCTTCGATATAAAAATATAAGCTGCCCGAAGGCAGCTTATGCTTATTTAACCTATGACCGTAACCCGATATTGATTGACGGCAGGTACGGATGGAAATGTTAAAATAACACTATTCTCATCTATCATATTCATTTGGGCCTCTATCGCCGCAAACGGAGATTCCGCCTCCCGTACCATGACAACTACATCTTGCGTATTCAGTTGATGCTTGATTGTATAGGTCGTGGAAAGACCGTCTCCGAGCGTTTTGGAATATTTCCCGGTTGCCCCGAGGTTTCGTCTTGCTCCGTCAGCGTCTGTAGCTCCGGTACCTCCATGAGCCAGCTCGACAGTGTCTGCTTCCCATTTCCCCTTTTTAAGGGTGCCTACTGTCTCAATCGTGGCTTCTCCCTTATAATTACCAATCGTACCGAACGGCACGAATTCGCAGCTGGCGCCCATCTCTTTCCATTGAACGGTCTTATGCACATACCAGTGCACGCTGCCGTCGACAATGGTCGAACCGCTAATATTGCCCCAGGCAGGTTCTACGGAATCCGAAGCGCCTTCAATAATGCATTTATAGTAATAGCTCATATCACCATTCGTAGCAACGACAATTTCATCTAGCTTATAATGGTAAGATGGCTTCCATGCCGTATGTCCGTACAGATCATATACCAGACTTCCTGGTGTAGTCGGGAATGTTGGCTGCTTCATTCCGCTTGTACCGCCAATGATGCATTCATAATAATGGCCATTATCCGGAGAGGCTTTCACCTTGTTGCCTGCCGCATAGGAATACTGCTTCTGCCATGAGGGCGCAAATACGCCTTCCCGCACATTTACCCAACCTGCGAAATCGCCGCGCGATGCATTCTTATTCCAAAACTTCTTCCCTGCATGAAAAAACTCACCCATCTCGGGGTGAGTTGCTGCGTCGGATATTAGCTCTTCAAAATGATTATCGATCACTTGGAAATTTTCGGCCAACCATGCGATAGTTTGATCGACCTGATCCGATACTTGCGGCTTTTTTAACCCCATCTTCTTCGTCTGTATCATCATAGATCACTCCATTTCATTCCTGTATATTGTAGCCATGTCGTGCTTCCGCTCTTGACCTGCAAAGCTCCGTTGACGATTTCGATATTTTGCTGTGTACCCATCCCATTAGTAAAAGTGTTTTCCTGGATCGTTTTTGTCAGTTTTGTGCCGTCGAACATCATCTTTTCCTTCAAAGTCTTGGGCGTATAGGAGTATGGACCATCGCATCTCATCTTCAAGGTAATGTAGCCTTGCTTCAATCCATTATGAATGAGATTCACGTCTCCATCCGGCATGCAATAAAATACCCGGTTCGGATTATCGACGGTATAGAACGGTTTATAATAAGTCTGCGACAGCCAGCGGGCAACCTCCCGGATACGCCGTTCGTCATAATGGAATTCAAAGGCGAATGTGAGATTAAATTCGAGCGGGCTTAATTCGATGGCCTGAAAATATGGTTTATGTCTACCGCTTACTTTTTTCTCGACAATGCTTCTTGACGGCAGCAAGCTCTCCTCGAACATGCCTCCGTCTAGTCTGCAATTCAATAATCCCATATCGACGGAATAGATGCCGTCATAATAAAAATGTACGCCTTCCAGCATTAAAATCTCCCCCCTCTAGTACGCTTCAGTTTGTTCACGATTTCCGTTGCCACGATATCTGCCGTATTTCGGTCTGCATTTCCATTCACATTGACCTCAATGTTATATTCATGCTGTTCATTGGCTGGAGCGGGCATGACAGTCGGAATTGATGCCGGCATGAAGTTAGAAATAGGGAAGCTTGGCACAGCGGAGCGAATCTGATCGACGATGCGAGCCGTGTCCAAAATGTGCTTCGTCTGCTCAGCGTTCAATACGAGCTCCTTTTTATCCAATAGCGCTAATTTGCCGAAATTTCCGTTCCAATCTCCCGTATAACCACCTGTATCGAATTGGTACAGAGGCTTTCCGTCCTTATACCATGTTCCGTACTTATATACTGCACCTATTTCTTTCCCAAGCTTTTGGTTCTCTTCCTCTAATTTTTTTCTTTCCTTTTCATCAGTGGTCAGTTTCCACTTCTTACTGTTGGATATCATTTCAGTGATTTTGTCTTTTGTGGATAGTAAGCTGTTACTTGGGAGGCCTGCAGTAGGTTTATAATTGCCATCGAGGTTTTGGGGCTTCGTATCGTTGACGACCGATCCCATGGAACCGAGCTTTGAATTGTCTAATTTTTTGAGTTCGTCAATTGCTTCCTTTACTTTATCGGTGAAATTCGTCGTAATCGAATCTCCTAGTATATCGAATTTGGAATCGACTTCCCCCGACCAAGTGTTGACGGTTTCAAGCATTTCATTGAAGTTGCCTTCATATACTTGCTTGCGCATTTCAGCAAATTTTTGTTCGTTGTTCAGTTCATTTTCCCAGAACTTTTGCCGTTCCTCCGCTTTCTTTTCCAACAATTCGACCGTGTTGTTGTATTCCTCTTCCATCTTTTCTTTTTTGCTTTCCAGCTTTTCTTGCTCCGAGCTCAGCTCGTCCTCCAGGTTATTCTTTCGGAGCTCGATTTCCCGATTATGCTGGTATTCGGACAACTCCTGTTCTTTCTCGTTCAATTGCTTGATCAAGTCGGCTTTTTGACTTTTCGCTTCATAGGAATCATCCATGGACAACAAGTCGATTTGTTTTTTGAGATCGGTAATTTCTTCTTGTTTTTTGGATAAATCATTCTCATAGGTTCGCGTGGATTCCGTGCGATCAAGCATCTGCATTTGTTGATCGTACGCATCCTGCAACGCCTTGAGTTCTTTATCGATTTGCTTCATTCGATTCTCATGAACCTTTTTATCTCTTTCGATCTTGTCTTTGTAATGTTCCTCGTCCGCTTTTTTCATGAGTTCGAGTTTTTCTTTGTACAGCTCGACATATTGATCGGCTGCTTTTTCGTAAATGTCTTTTACGCTGCCATTAAGATCCTTAACCGACCGTTCTGTATCCTGCAGCTTATCCTCTTGTTTCTCGATTTCATCGGTCAAACGTTCCACGATATCTTTGTTGTTTTTATTTAACTCCAACTGCGACTTAAGGAATTTAATATTGTTTTTAATATCATTGGCCTCACCCTTGCGCAAGCCAGCGATTTGTTGCAAATATCCGATATGCTTCGCATAATCCCCATCTTCTTTATCCACGTCATAGCGAATATTATCCTCTAGTTGCTGAATGCTTTTGGCATATTTTTTGCTCTCGTCGTTCATGCGGTACAGATGCTTGTCGATGACGGAGTTGGCAATATCAGTATTGATTTGGTTTATTTCCGCATCTTTTTGCAAAATATCATTTTTGCTCTTTCGGATATTTTCCTCTATATCTTTCTTGTCTATCGGGTTTAAATCTTTGTTTTGCAGTTGTTTTTGATAATATGCCAATTCTTCCTCATGAAGCTTTTTCTGAACTCCCAATAGTCTGGCTTTTTCAGCGGCATGATCCCGGTATCCTTGCGTGGTTCGATCGTAGAGATTCATTGCATAGTCTTGATATGCAATGTCATCGGTCAATTCTTCTCTTTTGATGTTATATAGGGAAGCCGTTGCGTCGACTAACTTGCGACTTAAATTGTTGATATTTGATTCCATTTCGGACGATTGAGATTTCAAATCATTGAGCCTATCTTTCGCTTGGGTCACCTCTTGCTCAATTTCCGCTGCAATCGCTTGTTTCGTTTTATTTGCATTTTTATCTTTATCGACGGTCATATAGCCGGTTTTCTTGATTTGTTTTTGCTTGATTTGTTCGTTTAAAGAGCTAATTTCATCATCAATCGCTTTTTTCTTTTCTCCAGACAATCTAATCTCATCGCTAAGCGCCTTTCGGTGCTCGTAAGACCACGTACTATACTTTTCCTGAATTCTTTGTTGTTCTTCAATTGATCGGTTGAGTTTATCAATGCTTTCCTTGTATTTATCTACCACATAGATTGCATCTTGAAGTTCGGGTTTCGGGTTAGAAGAATGAGAACTCCCCCCAGAAGAACTACCACTAGAAGCTTGTACTTTTTTAGCAGCTGCTTTTTCCTTTAACTCTTTAAATTTTTCTTTATATCCATAATATTCGTGCTTTATATGACGATTATAACCGGCTTGTGTAAGCTCTTTTGCTGCATTTATTTCATCGATAGTAGTCGTGTAAATTCCTTTTTTTCGATTGCTCTCTATTTCATCATTTTTCTTTTTTGCGTCGTCATAAATCTTATCTACATCAACATCGTATAAATTTCGAGCATCCATTAACAATTCGAGAGCATCAATTTCGTTTTCGATTGCTTCAATTGTATCGACTGCTTTGTCCTTAGCAGCAATGCCTTGTTTCTTCTTCTTATCGATATCATCTTGAAATTCTTTTTCTCTTTGCTGCATTAAATCTTTTAAACCATCTGCAGTAAGTTGAATGTTCCCATTTTCAATATATATTGCATCATTTAAGGAAGGATACGTACTTAGCAATTCAGTAATCGAATCTTTAGATAGCTTTTGGCCATCTGCTAATTTATGATAAGCAGAACGGAGATTTTCAATCTCTTTCGCATTTTTCGGATCAATTTTCATTCTCGTGCTATTTATTTCTTTGGCTGCTTTTTGATGTCCGACTCTTATGTCATTGAATAATTTGAGGAACGGATTATTAACCGGATTTTTGCTCAATTTTTCTTTTATATTATCTATAACATCAAGCATATTATTAGCCTGTTCTGGTTTTACGTTCATTAAATCATCTATAGATATTTTGTTACTTTGAATTGCCCCCATTATTTCATTAATAAACGAAGGGATCTTTTGAGCAGCATCTTTTGTGTTTTCACCGAAATCATCTATATTTTCCGTAAATATTTGCTTTATGGATTCTATAAATAAAAACTTATTTGAACCTACAGGTATATTGCTTGAGTTAATATAATTCTGAAAGGCTAAGTTAATAGATTCATTGAATTCGGTAGAACCATGAATGACACTGTCCTTCAAGTTTTGATTTTCTACTTCATATTTTTCTTTTTCAGCGATAATATCATTTATAAACTTATCAAAATTTGCTAAGGCTGCACTTCTATCGGGTGATCGTTGAAAGCTATTTATTAGAATAGTATAGAACGGATCAACGTCTAGAGCTTTATCTTTTGGTAAGGCATCAAAAATTGGATTCATTTTATTTGTGAAAGCTTCTTTTATACCCTCAATATCATCAAATTTGATGTCTTTAATGTCCGTTTCGATAAACATTCTTGCTCTTTTTGCAAAGTCGAGCCGCGTATCTTGGAAGTCAATTTGTTTTTTGTTATTTCTGATTTTCTTAATATTTTGATCTACTTCTCCAAAACCGCCATCTAACTTTAACTTCAACTCTTCTTTATTATTTTTTAGTTCTCTTTGCTCTTCTTCTACTCGAAGCCTCTTTATTTCATCCGCACTTTTTGCTACAGCATTCCCATATTCATCATAGTGGGATATAAGTTCGGGCATCTTCGTTTTCATTTGCTCAATAATACCTAAATACTTTTCCTCTTCCTCTATTGTTCGGCTTTTACCTTTAAGTTGCAAATTCTCAAAGGTATCAACATCCATATTCTTTCCATCAAAAATGCTGTCATAGTCTTCTTTAAACTTTTTAATTCTTTTGGTATCGTCATCGAGGAATTTTAATCTTTCTTTTCGATCTTTCTCTGGTTTGTTGATAATATCAAATACGCCTTGAATTACTTCCCCAACCAGCAGAAGTGCACCCGCGTATGGAACAAATCTCGCTATACCTTTTCCTATTTTGAGGAATAAAGCCAATAGCCCTCCCCCGTCTAACAAGAGCCCTTTTAAGGGAGCAGTAAACCCAGCAAAAACGGTTGCAATAGGAAGAGAGCCCAATGTTTCTGTTACTTTTGTAAAAAATTCTACTACTGTTGTTAACCCCGAAATAATGTCTTTAATGGCTTCTGAATTGCTGAATGTATTCCAGAATTCAGTAAGAGAAGTTTGCAGCTTCCCGATGCGCGCCTCGAAGCTATCCGAATGTTTATTGAATGCTTCAGCCGCCGATCCGGCCGAACTCATAGCTGTTTCGGTTGCTCCCTTGGCCTTGCTCCAATTCTCAATGATGGAGGATACGACCCCGCTCTGATCCCCGCCAATCTTACTAGAAATATCTACTTTCTCTTCCTTCGACAACTTATCCCATACTTGAGAGAGACTCTGGAAGATTTCGTAGGTAGACTTAAAGGTCGTTTGATCCTCTTTCATTAAGTCTAGAGCGCCGCTGCCCATCAACTTGTATTTCTCATTGAGGGACGCAAATGTTTTTTCAATTTGCGGAACGACGCCCCTTACTTTTTCGCCGCTCTCTGAGAGCCCCTGCAATCTCATGGCAATGGTCTTTAATCCCTCTCCGGCCTTTTCCGGATCTTTCAGATCAATATTCGCTGCCGTAATCATTCCAATGGATTGCTGAACCGTATTTCCTGCCTTTTTCAGATCAGAAGACGAATCTATCAACGCGCTGCCCAAGCCTTCTGACGTGATGGAGTAATTATTCTTAACCGCCGTAAACATATCAACGACGCTGCGGACATTGTTCCCGTATTTATCGACTTCAATGTCGAATCCGCGCAAGACAGCTATGATGCTCGCGCTCGCGTCCCCTATGCCCATGCCGCCTACCTTGGACAGCAGCATACTATTTTCACTTAGCGCCGTTGACTGTTCCAACGTATAGCCCAGCTTCTGGAACTCAGTGGTTGCTCTTACTACGGAAGCTGAAGCAACGCCCATTTCTTTGCTGATTCCAAAGGCACGGTCTTTAAACGCATCCAATTCTTGCGAGCTTGCCCCGGACGTGCTCTTCAGATCAATCATAGCCCTATCGAGTTCAACGACTTGCTCAAACCCCTTCTTCATCTGATCGCCGAACTTGAACGAAAATTCAAATGACTCGGACGCGCGTTGCCATGACGGAATACCATTCATTGCAGCAGCCAGCTTATCTGGAATCGATTCTTCCTTTTTTGCTTTACTATCCGAAGAAGATGCCTTTGAGCCCGTACCTTGCACACTAGCCTCATTTTTCTCGGAAACCACCATAGCGGGTTGGTTTTGAGCAGCTGTTGTTTGCATTTTCAGCAATTGAGCATATGCCCCCACTAACTCATCCGTTTGGCGCTTGGCTTCTTTTTGCTGTTTGACAAATTCCTTTCCTACTTTTGCAACATCGATTTTAGACAGTTCCTTGATCGATCTTTTTAACTTACTGATTTCTTCACCGGCCTTGCCAAGCCCGTAGTCGATATCAATCTTGCCAATCGAGGCTATTAATTTTTGAATGCTATTTACTTCGCGAATAACACTGTCTTTGTTCTGGATAATAAGTTCCAGCTTGAATTTATACTTTTTGCTAATGTTCGCGATCAGTTTTTTTATATCTTTTTCAGCATTTTTCATATCTACGCCTACTAAAATTGTCTGATCATTCGCCATCATCTAACACCCCTTTTCAGTACATAAAAGAAAAAGGAGTGCTCTTCGCACCCCTCACCCATATCATTCATATGTAATCATCTCCGCAATATCGCACCATCTGTCATATTCCAAAGCCTCGCTACCTTTAAAAGTCTTATCGCACTCTAAAATTAATTCTTTTATAAAGAGCAGCATTTCTTTACGCTCTGTATTTTGCTCAACAATAAAATTCTCATTTAACAATAGAAAATACTCACCCTGGAAGCCTTTTCGATCAGGCACATCATACATTTGCTGACCGTTCGAATCGATAATGACAGGCTCACCGTTGCTGTCCAGCTTAGCGAACTCGCGAATCAATTCCGCATGCTCTTCTTGTATCAGCTTGTGACGCTCCATTAAGACTTTCACGAATCTGGTTCGCATTCGCGATTTCTGTCCCGTTAATTCAAAGCTCATCAAAAAGGTAATAAAGGGCTCAACCTCAGCATTTTTTAGTTCCATTTGAAATTTCTCCTTTTATTTTGTTTGACGTTCAATATAATCAAGCGGATTAGAACGAATTTTACGCTCCTTCAACAAATACAAGAAGAAGGACGACATCGAACTTAATCTTCGTTGAATTCTTCGTTCATTATTTCCTAGCTCCATAATGCAAAACGAAATAAAATCCTCAATTAGTGAGATCATTCTGTCGATCCCATTCTCAGAATTCAGACATTTTAATATATCCTCTTCTGACATTATTCCTTTTTCAACTCTGTCATGTAAAAAAACCAACCACTGATTAAAATCAGATAAGTAACTTAATTGGGAGGATTCAGTAAGACTTTTATATGTAAAATAACAACTCACATAATGTTTATTTTCGTTCGCTACCTTTTCTAACTTCTCTTTTGTTACGTATCTTATATATTTTCTGCTAGACAACTTACTATCCCCTGTTCTTTATTCCATTAGGCTTTTATCCACTAACTGTGTTTTCATTTTCTCTTTCAGTTCTTCAAATTCTTTAGCATTTGCATTGAAATTATCGATAGCACTTCGCAGGGTGCTAGACAATCTTTCGAGCTCTTTTTCCTCAAAACTCATATAAATCTGAAAAAGTGTCCCTGTATTAATCATGGTTTCAATGGCTTGAAGCTGCTCACTGAATGTAGAAGGAAGCTCTAATGTTGTAAAATGCTTAACCGTTAAAAACATCAAATACGGAACAATAATTTGTTCATATTTCTCCTTATCTTGCAATTTAGCTTGATCGAGCTTATCGATCAATTCTGTAATGCAAGAATCCATTTTGGCGGGACTAAAATATTTACAAATTTCTAAGCCGAAATGCTGGGCCTTTTCCCCAATGTCAATCGTAACGACAACCTTTTTCGTTTCGTTGAACTTCTCATTCATTTGTGAAATCAGTTCATAATTTAAGTTTTTTACTCGCTTTGCCATTTGTGTTCACTCCTGAATCGTCAATTTATAAATAAAATGTTCATTTTATTAAAATTCGAAAAAAAAGGCGAGAAGGAGAACCCTTCTCGCCTTCAATTAATACTTTATTCAGCTTTTGATATTAGTAACGAACAATCTTAACCATGTCTGTGCTTGCTGGATCTTTAAATACGTCCAATTTCATATCGAATACGGATGGATCTCCATCAGGCTGCATAGTCAATGTAAACTCGGAACCGATTTTTGCTTTTGGAATGACGATTTGAACTTTCTCATCCTTACCTGTCGTTTCAGAACGCCATACCGTTTTACCAACGACACGATAGTAACCGCTGAACTTATCGGACTTAATCGTAAGAACTTCTGCGTCACTCGCTGTTTGGTAAGTAAAGTACACAATAACCTTTTGACCAACTGGCAGGTCACTGGATGGAACCGTAATTTCCTTGTCCGTTACTGTGATTGATGCCGTCGGCACTTCTTTTCCTTGGCTATAGCCATCTTCAGAGAAGTAGATTTGAACAGAATCTTTATCTGCCTTTTCTTCAAGGACAATTTTCGAAATATTCGAACCGCCGTCAGTTGCCACGGCTACCACACGCTCATAAATCATTTCCGTGCGTTTCTCCAGCTCAGTGCCTGTTTGCATCGCAATGGATTTTGGATTCAACAGTGCGTCCTGGATATTAAATGTAGCTGTACGACCGAAATCCCAACCTACAAGACGGCTTCCGCCTTTACCGCCAGTTGCAAAGCTGCTTTCTGCCGTATTTTCCAGATTAGATAGCTTCAATGTATCCAAGTACAATTCTGCCTTATTCGTCAACAAATTGTAGAACATTACATCTGCTACCTCTTTAACTCCAAATCGTGCCATAATAAATCCTCTCCTTAATAAGTTATGTTTGAGTTGCTTACATTCTAAATAGTCACTTATGCGTAATGATTTATTGTTTTTTGGTTATTCTATTCTCCAATCCTATTTTCCCCTTAATTATCTCTACTTGACCAATGACGAAGCTGAACATTCTGGGCCCCTGCCAGCATCGATTGAATACTAATATCATACTGATCGATAATCTCAAGCCGCTTGAACTTCCTGTACACTTGGAACACCGTTAAGTCCAGCATGTTAATTTCATTGATACTATATGATTTAGAGGTAATGGCTGCGAGGATATCAAAGAAATCTAAATTGGCGTTATCTTCATCATCTAGTCTATTTTTCCGCCGCTTTAGTTCATCTCGTTGTTTTGCCAGCTTATCCATTTGTTCTTTTAAATTTTTTGTTTCTTCATCTGCCGGATCGAACTCATTTCCCTTTTTTTCATCAAAATGATTGATGTAATTTTGCCATTTAATTATTTCCTGAATCTCTTTATAATTCATTTTATTAATTTGACGTGTCTCTCCATCAGTCATTGTAACTATTAAGCCTACGTTTTCCTTATCCGGGTACACTTCAGCTCTGAGAAAGAAGGAAACTGACTGCAAGAGAAGATCAACAATCTCATCACCACCTCCCAATAACAATAGCTCAAGCGTATCCATATGATCCGGTGCCTCCTTCAGGAGATTGCTATTATCTAACGCAATCATGTTTAAATATTTCATGTATTCTGAATATCCTACATCAATAATGTCTCTTATTCTCAACGGATAAATGTCACCAAAATTCTTTGCATAAATCGGCCTTCCTCCTAATAATTTCAGTTTTAAATCAAGACTCTCCATTGTTCTTCATCTCGCTCCTATTCATATACGCAGACAATAAAATAATTAATAAGAAATAATTCTTCACAGAAATCACCGTACTCCTCATATAAATAGATTATTAATTATAGTACTTTATTTTGCTTTTGTAGTATGACATGACTCTCTATATTTGGATTTACGACATTGTTTACAAATCGAACGAAGTCCTGATTTCGAGTTTTTCATAGGACTGAAGTATTTTGTACTCGCAATATAGCTCTGCCTGCAACAGTTGCATGTCTTATATTTTCCACGCAATATATATGTATATAGCCAATCTTCTTTACTTTGTTTATATGTTTCTACGAGCATAGATGGAATCGTATCCCTTGTCATTTTACTAAGTGCAGGTTTGGTCATTTTTAATTGGTATTTTTGATTTAACCGCTCAATCATGATGTCATGTGTGCAACCTTCGATTTTCCACATGAATACATCCTTCATGTAGTCCTTCATTACGGTATGATCCATTAATTCTTCAAAATTAAGCATCACTAGCTTTAAATATCCGTGAGTATCTTCGTATGACTTCTCTTTCAACTCCGTATAGCATTCAAACAGTGTTCGAACAATTTCAATATCGTCAAATCGAATATAGGAAAGTTGGTTGTTATCTTTTTCAATTTTGCTGATTTTATTGAATCTAATGTATTGCTTAAGTTCATTTTTTACTGCAATTTCGTCCTTTTGAATGTCTGTCCGAATCCATTTTAGTTTTTTGATCTCTGTTGCTGGCATTTGCTGACCCTTCGAATCTGTTCTCGTTTTTATGAGCTTATTAATCTGCTCAATGGTCTTACCCGTTTCTTTTAGCTCTGCATATGCTAATCGATCCTCCTTAAGAACCTTTAGTTTTGGAATTTTGATAATGGACCGACTCGATTCTTTTTTTGACTCCTCGACCACAATTATTTTTTCGATGGCAGACTCACGAATTTGGTTTCGCTTTTTTCGATATGCCGTAATTGTATCGGAGGCTGCATCACTATCTTGAGTATAAAGCAAATAATTTGCTAACGATTCTAAGTCCTTCGCTACCCTGTTGCTGTCACTTAACATCCCATGTTGACCGATGTGCGGGTTATATACTTCGTCAAAATAACGCACGATATCCTCATCATAATTTGAAATGATTTCTTGTACCGATTTTAAGCGAGATTTACTATCTGTTATTTCATAATCTAAATGCTCCGACATTTTCCCCAT